GCCATTACTATCGGCACCATTATCGGCTTCGCTGTCTGTACTAGGTCTGCCAACACCAAAACCATAATAACTACTACTCTTAAATTTAGGCACACAGACTTTTAGTTTTTCATCAAATCTAAAACCCTCAGGACACTTTTTTTGTGCCATCAAATTCATAAATTTATTAAATCCTAACATTAACCTTTTACCCAATCTTTCTCAGCAGTAAAGTTTGCTCTACTAAATTCTAATCTATCTACTAACTTAACAGCACCGGCACCTCTGTCAACGGCCACAAATCCCTCTGGTGCCGTTACTTTATAACCTGTTGGTGTTCTTAAAAAATGACCTATACTTTGTATCTCACCTAGTTTACTTACTAAAAAGTTTTTGGCATTTTGTAAAGTAACATGAGAAGCTATGGCAAAATATAATGCCTGATTGTTTCTATCAATTAATTTTAAATTTTTTTCTAATATGTCTTTATACTTTTTCTTACCACTATCAGTTTTTCTGGCGTCTATCTCTGCCTTTAATACATTCTCGTAGTAATCTCTAAACATACTAACTAAAGTTTTAACTTTGGCCATATTACCTTGTGTGTTTCTTATGTAATGATTGAAAAATGTTTTAAGTCTAAACCCTATTGATAAAGGATCTGATACGTTCATAGTATCTAACATAGGTCCTGCTTTTGATAAAGAACCCTCTGCCATTCTTAGCCTAGCGTCAAATGTTGATAATTCAGCCTTTGTTAATTTAGCTGAGCCACTTACATCTCTGTAAGCAGCGTCAGCTAAAAACACGGAAGATATTCCGGATCTGCCGGAAACAGTACCAAAGCCTGCTTTCAAGTCTTTCATTTTTTTACCTGAGTAAGAAGTATGAAATACAATACCCATTCTTGCTCTTCTTATTCTTTTACCTATATCTGAATTTACAGGCACGGCATATGTAATTGTATTAGGTGTAAACGTGATCATGTTATCACCATCTATCTTAGCAGTCTTTAAATCTGATTTTGAAAATAAGAAATCACCTTGTAATATACCACTGATTTTAAGTTTAGCAAGTTCTCTTAATGCTATGGCTAGTTTGTTTGCTAATTCACCACTATGGTTTCTTCTTATATCGCCAGTTGTATAATTGATTTTAGGTGTTACATTAAATACTGCTTTAGTACCGACAAAGAATTTGCCGTTTTCTGGATTGATACCACAAACTATAGCAGGTGCTCCGTCCCATTTGACGGACATATTGACTTTCTTGCCGGAAGTACCAGCAAGCATATTTCTTATTGACTTTAGGAAGTTAATAGCATTCTGACCACCCTTTGAACCACGATTAATTATATCGTCTTCTACGTGCTCTAAATGTGTATTCTTTTCCTTTGTAAAAAATCCTTTAAAACTAAACATCTTTCTCTCATTTTTCCCATAACTATAACCACCTTTTCCATATAAATCAACTGTTTATTATATTTATACCTTTTTTTTTCTCGGTTTACGCTTTGTTTTTTTAGTATTATCAATTGTTTTCTTAGCAGCGTGTGGAAAAGGGCACTTTTTAACCTCAGCTTGATGTAGTTTATAACCACCTTTAAACTTTGATCTAACGTGTAAATATCCTTGATTTGCCCATTTAGAGTTTTCATGTGTTGGTCCTTGTACATCAAAATCATATTTTTTTCTTTCATATGGTACATACATGGCTAATGGTGTACCTCTTTTTATTGTAAATTCACCATAACGTTTCATTAACATTTGTTGATTAATCTCGTGGTGTATATCTGACCATATAATACCAGGTAAAGTTTCAAAAACAGGATTATAATGATAGTACATTGGTAGTTGCCATACTGACCAACCTGGTGGTGTTTTTACACGCCAAGGACAATTTGGTTTTAAGATCATACTTGAATTATCTTTAACGTGTTGTGGTACCCAATCTCTAAATTGTTGATCAGCATGTGATGAAAAAGAAAACATTTTGTCTGGTGTTTGCCAATGAAATTTATCGGCTTCTATTTGAACATGTACATCACACCATAAAGGCACAACAAAACCTTGAGTTATAAATTCAGGAAAAGATGGACAATTTCTCACTGTGCCTTTACTTTCAACACCATCCATAACACCATCAATCATTCTTTCAACTCTTTTCCACCAATCAGGTATAAACTCTTTTGCTGGTAAAACTGGCACAGTTGTTTCTATACCTTCAATTACAGACCACCAAGTTATTTTTGGTTTTTCTTTTTGTTTCCAAAATGTAAATACTTTATTAAACATTATCTTTCCTTTATATTACCCGACACTACGTATCTGTAACCTTTAAATTTAGTAGGTCTTACAGAGTGTTTTATATATCCCTCAAAAAATATTAAAAGACCAGGTTCTAGTTTTCTTTCACCACCTTGTTCTCCCATATCTGGAAAAAACAAACCTGGTGCTCCTTTAGGAGCATTAACAAAATAAGCAAATGACCAAATAGATGGCCAATGATCATGTGGCACTGCCATTTCTTCACTTTTATATTTCATACCCCATAAATTTTCTAATTTAGGATCTATGGGTCTATTGTATTTAGCTTCTGATATTTGTCTGCTTATATTTAAAACAACATCTGCTAATTTTTTAAAACCTGGTTCAGCCCACATTTTCCATTCTGTCATTTGTGCTTTTACATTTGTTTTATGATTTTGTCTATCACCTTGTTTGTTTATTGATGTAATAATATCTTTATTCATCTTAGGGTCATTCAACTTACATTCAAATGTAGTAATCCAACCTTTTAATGGCATATCTTTTCTTATAATTTCTGTCATATTCTTGTCCATAAAAATCTAGGTATGCCTCCATTAGGTTCCCAAACCTTGTATTTGTTTTGAAACTTGACTAATTTGTGAGCGTCTTCTTCAAAAAAATATTCACTAATTACATTTTTTGTTGGCTTCTCAATAACTTGCCATATAATTTCTTTACCTTTCTTTATCATTTTCTTTGTATATGATAAACTAGGTTGATCACTGTTAGGTCTTTTATCACCTTTATGAAATCTTACCTTTTGTGTTTTTCTTTTCTTTGGCATTATAATTTAAAATCAGAAAACTTATCATATGCTTGTTCGGGTGTAGGCATATTTTCAGTTTCTTTTGTTTGGTTACTATCTACTATATTCTGTGCTGTGTTTTCTACATCATATAATCTCATCTTAGCTCTATCTACACCAATTATAAATGCTCTATTCATACCAGGATCATTGTATCTATTCTTTAATTGTTTTACTTTCATTTGACCTAGTGATTCTAATTCTTCGTTTGACATTAAGGCAAACATAAAGTCAGCAGTTGCTGGTAGACCAAATGACTCAGACGTATCTTCTAAACCAATATCTGTACTCACAAAACCAGTACGAGTTGTTTGTGTGGCACTAAAGATTGGTACATCAAACTCTACAGCCAAACCTCTTAATTCTTCAGCGATTGCTTTGATATAGAAATAAGATGATATATTACCACCTTTAAATCTACTTGAAGCACATATATTAAGATAATCTATAAAGATAACTTGTGGTCTAAAACTTTTCTTTAATGCTAACTCATTTAGTAAGGCCTTAAAATGACCAGCATGAGCAGAGGCAGTTGGATATTCTTTGATAATTAATTGACCAGATGTTTTACTTCTTAACTTGGTCATCTTGTTATCGTACAATTCTTTTGGTAAATCATGTAGATCATCTATTGTAACGTCCATTAAGTTGGCGTCTATTCTTTCAGCAATTCTTTCTTCAGCCATTTCTAAAGTAATATACAATACATTCTGACCTTGATTTAAAAAGTTAGAAGCACTATGACACATGAACAAGGACTTACCAACACCTGTACCTGCTAAGGCAATATTTAATGTTTTACTTGGTACACCACCTTTTGTAATCTTATTAAAGAAATTTAAATCAAAAGGATATCTTTTTTCTTTTGTGTGGTACCAATCAAATCTGGCCTCAGCGTCATTAATATAATCATGCCCTATATGATTGTCAAATGAAACGGCAAGAGCGTCTGATAATATACTTGGTATTGCCTCTGGTTGTTGTTTCTTATCTTTGCCATCTAGTATTTTAATACCAGATAAGACGGCATTGTGTACTGCTCTATCTTTACAAAACTTTTCTGTTGTATCTAACAGCCACTGTAAATCAGAATTTTCATTCGTAAAACTGTTTAC